CTGTGGCCCTGGAGCTTCGATCGCTTCCGCGAGGAGATGAAGTCGCCCGACCTCGCGGACTTCGATCTTGCCACCTGAATTCATCCATCAGCTCGACATAGCCCAATCGCAGAAGTGCGGACCCATCCAAAGCAGACAGAAAGGTCAACTTACTGCGCGTAACCGGCCGCACCGATTGCTTGTTGCGAGCCGCAAGCGGACGTCTGCATAATCGAAAAGTGATGACGCAGCACCGCTGTCCCGACCGGATTCGTGAGAAGGAGTACTACCATCTCCCTATCCGAGCATCACCCGTCAACTAGATAGACCTGATGACAACCAACCCGCTTCGATTCAAATCTATCGATTGGGTGCGCGTCCCTGGCCGTGGCGATTTCGCCGTCGTGCTATGTGACCAGGATCGTCCGGATGGAATTGCTTTTCTGATCGGCAAGACTGTGGACATTGATGGAGCGCACTACGTCGTACGCTCTATTGAGGCGCCCCACTTGACTTTGTCATTGCGGAAGAACGAGCAGTTCGCCCTCTGGGTACAGCTTCGAGGTCCAAACGCCGAACATCAATGACAACGGCGGCGCGTGAGGCTGTCAACGACAGTGTGTGGCGCCAAGGTTCGCAGAAAACGTCCTTCCGTGCTCGGCCGTGCAACGCCAACGGCGAGACTATGGCCGTGCCAGTCTCTGATTACTTTCCAGCAAGCTTGCCGGATGTCATCTGGGAGTTGTGGACATTGATCAGCCTGACTGTTTCCTGGTGGCAGGCTCGGAGCTCCTCAGCCGAGGTTCGCTCGATGCCGTAGCCAGTCAAAAGATCCGCTACGGTGAGGAACGTCGTCGGGTCGGTCGTGGCGGCCCCCTCAGCGCAAACCCGGAGATTGGCCGGGAGCGCGAACGGCACTCCCACCGGTTTGCTTCCCTGGAACGGCGACGAGCATCCGCAGAGCATCACGCTCGACAGGATCGAGAGCGCGCTTCGAATTGTCATTGGCATTTACCTTCGATTGAAACGCGGCGTTAGCGGCGCGCAGATCAGCGACTTGGTGCTGGAGCCGGCCGAGGCCGGACAGGACCTCCTCCTCGAATTGCTGCCGCTTCTCATTCAGTTCGACCCAAGTCGCGTTGGCGTCCTCGAGCTGCTTCATTTTCATGTCGGCGATGACCTGCTCGGCCTGGATCCGGCCGAGATATTGCCAGCCGCCCCAAGCACCGACTGCGAGCAGTGCGGCAAGCGGTGCCACCCACCGCCAGTTTCCTCGCAGGAAGAAAAGAGCAGCCGTCACCGCAACACCGCGAGCGTCATGGCGCCGGCGATACCGTCAACGACGAGGCCGCGATCGGCCTGAAACAGGCGAACAGCGGCCTCCGTAGCCGGCCCGAAATCGCCATCAGGACGGACGCTCAATGCGGTTTGAAGCGCGACGACATCGGCGCCGCGGTCGCCCCGGCGCATCGCGCGCGGCACAGATGGCGCGTCATGGCCACCGAAGATCTCGGCAGCTGCCCGTAGCTTCGTAGCATAGACGCCGCCGTAACCACCGCCATTGTAGCGCCGCTCGACATCGAGCCACGCACCGATCGCCAGACTCGCATGTAAGGCGGGATCGGCTCGAATGAACCGAGCAAAAGCGTCCATCTGACCGTCGTCGCCGTTGGCGCTCATGCTGGCGACAAAGGCCTTCACGCTCGGATAGCCCAGCCGCTTCCAATGCATCCCCATTACCTGAAAGGCACCGTGACTTGCCGACTGATCAGCGGCCTCGCGGTCCAGGGCGCGGGCACGGTTGAGCTGATCCCAGGCATCGGCGTGCGTTTTCGCAGCCAGTTCGGGATTCCACTCGACGCAGGATAGGTCCGGGTGGCTGCCGTTGAAGCGATAGCCGGTCAGCTTGCCGAACCAGTGCGCTTCGAAGCGCACCGGGACGACGAGCTTTCCGTCGAGCACCCAGAAGGTCTCGCCGGCACTCTCCACGGCCGCCATTGCCATGACGTTCGCCACGGGGACGTTTAGACAAGCAGCAGCGCGCCGATAATCGGCTTCATCGAAGGCCATACTTTGCCCTTTCCGGTAGGATGGTCGTCATGGCGCGCGGGGCTTGAGCTCAATCCCGCGGCAGTTTCAGAAAGTGGCTGGTCCCTCTTGGGGCGTAGGAAAAACAGTCACGTCGCCGATGAAGCCGGCAACCGACAGCACGAGACGTGCCCGGCCCTCGGGCTCGATCGTTCGCCAATAGGCGAACCGCCGACGGTCACGCCAGGTCAGGAACGCCAAGCCCGTCGTACCAACGGAATAGTTGAGGCACGACCGCCGATGGGCCGCCGAACATCGTGCTAATCATCCTCGCCCGTCCGCCACGTGCAGGAGCCGGCAACAGGTGGGCGATCAAGTTCGTCTCGCGCCCGAGAGATCGATTCGCGCAAGCGGTTTTCCGACGCCTTGGCGTCGCGCTGTACGACCTTCACCAAGACCTCCATGGTCTCGACTCGTTGCCGCAGGTTTCGCGACAAACGCCCCTCCAGGAAAGTGAGAAGGTTCATGGCCGGCCCCTCTGGATGTCCGAACGCAAGCTGGCGAATTCCTGCCGAAGGTCGCGGGTGGCCTGCGCCTGGCCGTCGATCGCCTTGCCAAGGTCGTCGAACAGATCCTTGCGGCGAGTGGCATCGGTAAACTGCGCCTCGAGCATGGCGACAAACTTGTCCATCCAGAGCTTGCTCGAAGCCTTTCCTTCCCGCCATTGAGCAACGACGACCGCCCCGAGCGCGATCACGATCACGCAGAGAAGCCCGATCACGCCAAGTTTGCTCAGCGCCTCGCCCGAAGAGATGATCTCGCCGGCACCCATCATCCGTCCTTCCGAGATTGCGGTGTGGCGCGCGCTCAGCCCGCCGTTGGGCCGGTCAGCGTTCCCGCCGCCAAGACCGTCACGTGTGAATAACCGTTGATGCTCTTGCCGGCGCCGCCGCCGTTCTGCGGTCCATCGAAATTGGAATCGCCGGTTATTGCACCGGCCGGCGCGCCACCAGCCGATCCCCAGGCACCGCCGTTTCCACCACGGTAACCGTCGTCGGCGCCATAGCCCTGACCAGACCCTGAAGCGGCACCGCCAAGGCCTGGGATGGAGGGCGAACCGGCCTGCCCGCCGAAGGCTCCGGATCCAGTGATGCTGTCCCAGTCCCCGCCCGGGCCGCCGTTCCCGCCGATGCGGCCTTGGCCGCCCCCACCGCCCCCACCCGCAAATGCACCCCCAGCGGCCGGCGCGCCGCCGCCGCCAGAACCACCGCCGCCGCCACCCCTAATCTCACCTTGATTATCCAACTCGAAGGCGAATCCGGCACCCGCGACTGCCGAAGCGTCGATCGCTGTGCCCCCAGCCTGGCCCGCGAGTGGCGCCGCGGAGCTGACATAGTATCCTCGACCACCTGCGCCGCCCGCTCCGCTCACTTTGCCACCCGGCATAATCGTGAGCCGGACCGTGACACCCGACGGGAACGGCCCCGGCACCAGTGCCGGAATGAGCGGGCTCGCTGAGTATGCCTCCGCGGTCAGCACGACGTTGATGTTGCCGCCCGTATAGCCTGCGGCATCAGCGAGTGTTTTCAGGACCGCGTTGGCGATGTCGGCGGAGATGATGACGGCGGGCCCCGAGCCTCGCCGGACGACGGCTCGTGCAGGGATCATGTCGTGAGGTCTCCACCGACCGAATAGGTGTTGGCGGCCATGTAGATGATGGTGCCTTGCGCATGCTGGCCGCCAGTCTTGAGCCCGACCCGGCTGTTCAGCGTGGTGCCGCTTGCCGTGAGCGTGACCTGGCCCGCTCCTTTCTGCACGATCAGGCACGAGAAACCGGCGGGAAGACCGGCCGGTACCGTCAGCGTGATCGTGCTGGCGTTGCTGAACGTGACCAGCTTGCCGTTATCCTTGGCCAGGAGCGTGTAGGTCGTGCCGACCTGGTCGTTCACGTTGTTGGCGTTGGTGCGGAAGGCATCGGCCGCGACGGGACCGGTGTTGATGTTGGTCCGCCACTTGCCGTTGATCGCATCCCATTCGATGGTCAACGGAACGCCGCCCGGCACGCTGAGCGTCGCGCCATTGGCGCCGCCATCGATGGCATCGGTGCCATTCGGCGTGACCACGATATTGTTGTCGGCCGATCCATAGCCATAGCCGCGCATTGCAAATCCGTGCCCGACACCGGCGCTCGCGGGCAGGGTGAGCACGCGATCGGCTGACGTGACGTTGAACAGGTGAACCTTGCCGATGTCGGCCTTGGTCGCGGCATGGGCGGCAGCCCCGTGGTCGACCCACAGGCGCCGCGGGCTCGCGGCAAAGATGCCCGCCGTCAGGTAGTGCCGGCCCTCCTCGCTTTCGTCGCCCTCGCCGAGGTGACGCAGCTTCGCCCAGAATCCAGTATCAGTGTCGTCCAGTCGCCCGAAGCCGGGCGGTGCCCAGTCCGGAAGCTCGTCGCCCAAGCCGCCATTCACCATTGCGGACAGCACGAAGCCCAACGGCACGCTGAAGATGCGGTAGACCTCCCCACCGCCCCAATCGACGGGCCCGTTCGCTTGCGTGCTGCGGACGACATTGCGCGTGAGCTTGTCGGGTGTGCCGATCGTGAAGGTGCCCCAGCCAACCTCGCGCTTGGTCGCGTCCTGCGTCGTGGCGAGATAGCCGACGACGTCATCATTGGCGAACTCCGAGCGCCACGTGATGGTCGAGCCGAAGGTGCTGCCAAGGCTGTATTGGCCCGTGCCTGTCGAAGCACCGAGCTGCGCGACGAAGTCACCGAACATGCAATTTGCTCCGCAAATGGCGCTCACAACGCAGAAACGATAAGGATCGGACAGATCGGCTCCGGCGCGGGCGCCTAGAGGAATTCCCGGAGTTCGACCGAGCTGCTCCAGCACTGGCCGCTCTCGTCCCACAGCGGAGGCGTGGCGTAAGCGCCGCCCTTGGTGAACCGGCCCTGCATGCTGAGCAGATGGAAGTTCGCGGTGTCGCCGGGGTCGACACAGCAGATCACGTCACCCGCGCTGCCGGCCAACCGCTGGATCTCCTGGAGGCCCTGCAGCACCTCGATCCCCTTCGCCGCCGTGATCTGAACGCTGAACAGCCGCGGCGCGCTCCTGGTGCGACGATCGGTGAAGGTAAAGCCGTAGTCGGTCTCGACGACAGCATCGCGAGGGTCGAACGCAACGGGCGTCCCGCCTACGTCGAAGTTCACCGACGGCTGCCAGAGCTTGCCCAAAACGAGGCGACCAATGTCGAGGTAGGTGACGCCACCGCCGATGTCTGTGATCTCGGTCTTCCAATACCGCATCTCGTCAGTGTTCTCGAAACGCACCAGCAGCAGCCAGTTTGGCCAGTCCGGTGCAGCCGGCTGCGCACCCGCCGGCCAAGGGTTCACCCAATCGGTGTCGAGATCGGGCGAGGCATCGAGATCGGCGACGTCGGCGGCGGCCGTGATTCGCACGCGGCGGAAGCTGCTTGGATTGCCGCCAACCATGGCGAGGGCGTTGGCCGCGACCGCGGACGCAAAGGTGAGCTTCAGCCATTCGTCGTTGCTCAAGGTCCGCCACACCCGGCGCGGCTGCACGGTTTGCGCATTGCTGGCCGGCAAGGTCACGATCTCCGACGACGGCACGAGGGTGGCCGCATCGCTGTCGCGGCCCGACAGCAACAGGACGTTTCTGGACAAGCTGGTCACCGATGGTGGCGGGTTCGAATCAGTCAGGCCGCCGAACGGCGCGGCGGCCCAAGGGTTGGCGCCAAAGGGCATGTGTCCGCTCTAGAAGCCAGCGAGTGCGATACGCTTCCAGGTATTCGAGGCGGTGCAGACGTAAAGGTAGCTCGTATCCCACGTCACCATGCCGGGCTGGCCGTCACCGCTCGAGCTGCCCGGCGGAACGCTCGAGATCCCCAGCCGGCCGCTGTCCCAGCCGAGCACGGCGCCGTTGGCGTACTTGATGTTCTTGTACTCGTCGACGATTGGATCGCCATTGAGGTTCAGCGGCCGGCTCAGGGCGTCGAAGAACGGCTTGCCGTTGGGATAGCGGACCTGGTCGTAGGCTATCGTCAGAAGCTTCCACCCGGTGGCCGTGAACTCGAACAGCGCCCTGAAAGGGGCTCCGTTCAGCGTCGTCAAAATGGAGTATGGCTCCGGGTCAGTCTCGCCGGCGTCCGGGTCCCGCCCACCGCCCATAGGCTTGACGTCGTAAGTGGTCACGTCCCCGGTCGGCGTCACCACGACGTTCCAGCCGTTGGCACTGGCGCCGTAGCCAGGAGGGGCCTTGATCAGCACACAGTTGCGGCTCGAGGCGACGGTGAAGCCGTGAGCCTCGTAATTGTCCATAGCGGCCTCGGCCACCAGGTAGGCCGTACGGTTGCTATCGGGGCCCCAGGTCACCGGTTCGGCGAGCAGCTCGACGAGGCCATCATCGGTATCGACGGTGATGCTCGCGATCGTGCCCGCGTAAGTCGGCGTATCGCCGAGGATGAGGAACGTCGAGAGGGCCGTGATCTCGCCGGCGCTCTCAGCGTCGTTACCGCCGATCATGCGGGGAACGAAGCCATAGGCGAGCAGCAGGTTACCAGAGGAGACCTGGTCAACGGTGGCGTTGTTGTACTCCTTGCGGGACCCGTCAGGGGCGCGCAGGAACACCAGCTTCTGGCTGGCCGTCGCGATGAAGCCGCTCGCGCCGTCGTTGATCGACTGGGCGATGAGGACGGCCGTGTTCTGGTCGGTGTCGGTCCAGGCGACGTCGTGATCCAGCAACTCCACGCTTTCGGCCACCAGGATGCTGGTCAGCAGCCCACCTTCGCCACCGGTCACGGAGAACGCTGTGTAGGCGTCGGTCTGTGGTGGGGGGCTGAAGTTCGGAGCCAGGCCCTGGACATGGAGCGAGAAGGGTCCCGTCGCCGACGCCTCCCGAACAATCTCGATCCGGTCGCCGATCGCGGCGCGCGCGTCGTACAGGGTCCACTCGCGGTCTGCAGCCAGCGGGTAGATGAGCCTGTGGCTGACCGATTGACCCTCTGCGTAGATGCCGACGTTCGCATCGCCATGGGCCTCCGACAGGGGCTGGGACGGAAACCTGCGCGATCCCCAGGCCCCTCCTCCCTCGACACCCGTATGAAGCCATTCGACCTGTCCGACCTGGCTCACGCCGCTATCGATCCACTTGCGGTCGCTGATCGTCGTCACGAAAGGGGCGACCTGGTTCCCAGCGGTCATGACTCTGACCTTGTCCACCCAATGACGATCGGCGTTGCGAAAGCCCATCGCGTGAACGTCTTTGCCGTCCTGCTCGACCTCGACAAGCTCGACGCTACACCGCTTGCAGAACTCGTCGAAAGTGACGGCTCCGTTGGCGATCGGATCCCCTAGGCGGTTTGGATACCGTACCCGTACCGTGCCGATGCGGATGTCGGCGCATGTCAGGAAGACGATGGCGTCGCGCAGCGCGCCGGTGGACTCCAGATTCTCGAACCAGCAGCGCTTCAGACCCTGGATGGTCATCGACGTGCCCTTGAAGTTCCTGAAGGTGACCCGGTTCTCGATGAACATTGCCTCATCGTCAGCATCGAGCAGGTCCGGATCGATCGCGTAGGGCACGAAGCCTTGGACCGAGATGGGACTGTCGATCTCGAAGCCGTCGAAGGTGCAGTCGACCATGCCGATGAAGGTCTGCGAGACGTTGGCGTAGTTCGTGAATTTCAGGTTCCTGAAGGTAAAGCCCGCCCAGATCGGCAGGGGTGTTCCGTAGTTGAGCGGTATCCCCGGTCCATAGATGTCGAGAGCGGCTCCTCCATTGCTGCCAACCACATTCGAGATCAGCACCTCGTTACGCCACCACTTGTCAGGCGTTTTCGCATTGCACTCCAGTGGCAGGACGGCGATGTCCTGCGTGCAGCCGTTGCAGGTCACGTCGGTGACGGTCACCCGCCTGTTGGCGAGGAAATTGATGTTCAGGTTCGGGTATCCCAGGGTGTAGTGGGTTCCGAACTCGATGCGCAGGCCGCGGAAGCGATCGATGCAGACGACGCCCATGATGGTCGTATCCCGAACCCCGAGCAGCACCACGGAGCCGGCGGGGACAGGGTTGGGCTGTTGCGCCTCGATTACGATGTTCGAGAAGGTCGAGCCCTCGCCATGGAAGTCGTGCTCGATGTCGGCCTCGGCGGGATCGCTCTCCTCGCTGCCCATCGAGAGGCCATCATCGCCGACCCGGTAGCCGTAATAGCCGTCGATGTTCACGCGGCGGTGGCTCCGGCAGTAGATGCCGTCGGCCCAGGTCTCGCGAACAGTGATGTTGCGGCCGACGACCCTGTCCACGCCGACCAGCGCCAATCCGACCGAAGGACTGTTGGAGGACGTGACGTTCTCGAGGGTGACGTTGGCGATGGCTCCGGCGGCGATGAGATCGGGACGCTCCCCGCCGATCTGGCCGCGATACCAGCCACCGGCACCTTCATCGCCGGTGCCGAGGTTGCCGCCCAGGAAGTAGATCGGCGCGAAGACCTGCCGCGACACCGCCAGCGCCGCGAACGTCGCGTGGACGCCGATCAGCGAGATGTTCTCAGCAGGCCCCTCGACGTAGATCCCGTGCGACACCGCCAGGCCGCCGACCATATTGGCCATGACCAGCGCGGCACCGTCGCCCATGCGGATCGTGACATTGTCCTGCTGCGCGAAGTGCAGGCCGTGCACGCCTGCTGTCTTGACGTGATAACGCCGGTGCGGCGGGAACCACAGCTCGCCGCCGCCTGCTGCCAGGAGAGCGTCCTTCGCCTTCTGGATGGCCGGCCAGTCGTCGGCGATGCCATCACCTTCGGCGCCATAAGCCGTCACGTCGAACACGCGATCGACCGATTCTTGCTGGTCCCCCTGGGCGAGCGGACCGTGATCGATGTCCTTGATGCCGGCGGCAAAGGACACCGGGGTCCCGCCGGGCCCCGTTGGGCCGTCGATGACGTCGACCAGCACCAGCGAATCCTGCCCGGCGTCGTAGCGGTAGGAGCCGGCCTGCCACTGCCCCGACCCTGCGTGCGTGACCATGACCTCGACGACATCGCCCTCGACGAAGGCATCGGCGAAGCGCCGGTAGGGCGCAACCGTGCCGGTCAGCGCCATCTCGCTGGAACCGATCGACGTCGAGGTCTGCCGGACGAGGTTGGCCCGTTTCGGTCGCATCGGATCAGCCCCACAGCTTGAGTGTTGTCATCGGACCTTCGGCGGCATCGATGCCGCAGCAAAAAGTCTGCTTCGCCGCGCCGAAGCCGATCCGGTGGAGATCAACGATCGCGGCCCGACGGCCCACGAGGTCGGCGAAGGGATCGATGGCGGCCGGGACATGGTAGAGCGCGCGCGGTACCGACCAGAGGCGCTGCTGGCGATGTGCCTCGGCCCGGGCATCGGCTTCGTCCCGATAGCCGGAATCGATCGAGACGACGACCGAAGTCGGATAGTTGTTCGCGGTCCATTGATCGGATGCCACGGCGTAGCGCGTGGCCTGGCCCCAAGCCTGAATTTCTGTGGCGGTAAGACCGAGTGCAAGCTGCGAGGGTGCCTGGACCGTGTAGTTGCGGTCGAACCCGATGAAGGTCCCCCGCCGCGGCGGCAGAATGGCTCCGATCGTCGGCTCGCCGAGCCTGGCCTCGCCGGAACCCTTGGCGGGATAGGACAAGACGAAGTCCGGTGAGCCGAAGCCTGGATCCTCGACCTGCCCGAGGGCAAAACGGCCATCGATGCGCACCGTCCACCAGCCCAGGCAGCCCTGCATGATCTGGTTCAGCGCGGCCTCCTTGGTGATGGCTTCATCCCACCACCATCCGACCGGAGCGGGCTGAAGGCTCTCGAAGGCCGCCAGAGCGCCAAAATCGAACTGCGACGCCTCCGACAGCCGGACGAAGCCGAGACGGGTCGCGATGCGTCGCGCGATCTGCCCCCGGGTATGCGGGAAGGCTTGGCCGGCGATGGTATCGTTGTCACCCTCGATGTCGGCGGTGATGCCGAACACCGGGGTCGCACCGACCCGGATCAGACCGAAGGCCTTGCAGGTCGCAAAGGTGCCCCCGGAGATCGTGGCCGCCGCCAGCGCCTCGTAGGTCGGATAGTCGACCGTGGGCGTCAGCGGCACGCCGCCGTCGCGCACCGCCGTAATGGCACGCGCCGACGTATAGGTGGTCTGATAGATGAGCGGGACGGCTGCAATCAGCGGCGGAGAGATATTCCGACAGTAGCCGGCTCCATAGGGCTTCGACTTTCCCTTCCAGGTCCCATCACCCTCGAGCCCTCCGCTCCCGGCATACACCTGGCCATGCAGATCCGCGGTGGACATCGCCCAGGCGAGATCGCGGAGATTGACCTCCTTCTCCCGCATCGTCGCCAGCAGCTGCGACGACGTCAGAATGGCGACGGTCTGCCAGTCCTTGAAGAGATCCTGCTCCCTGCCGCGCCTCAAGGATATGGCAGCCCCATCCCAGCCAAGCTGGAGGAGGTCGTCGAGCTCACCACCCGGATCGGCAATACGCAACGCACCGGCCCCGGCCTTGCCCGCGGTCAGCGGATCGCCACGGTCGAAAAGATCGACAGCAAAGTTTATCCGGCCGAATAGCGCGCCGGGTATCGCTGTGTTGGCAGGTTCGTCATCGGGCTCCGACGACCGCGCCAAGGTAGAAGCGGGGTAGATCTTCGGGCTGTCGCCCCTGACCGTAAAGCGCACCATGCTGCCATCGCCGGCGTCGCCAAACGGCAATGGTGGCCCCGGCGTCTCGACGACGAGGTTGGGATCGAAGGGGCTCGCGACCAGGAGATAGTGCTGCCCTTCGTGGGCACCAAAGTTGAGAGGATCGGCACCCCGGAAGAGAACATAGGCGCCGGCCTGCCCGATCTCCTCCACGCAGCCGAATGGCAGCGGTGGCGCGCCGTAGCCGAGAACGGTATCGCCCATCAGCGGGCTCCCGAGGAGGCAAGGCGTCGGG